GTATAACGACCTCAGATAGGTTACAGAACTGATTACTGCGTAGGATAATCTCAGAGCAAGGGTTAGTCCCAAAGTCCTGCTCAGGGTCTCTACGTCCGTTCTTAGCGGCTATCTTCTGTGCCGCCACGCGACTAAAGATACCACGTTCTCCTGCCTTACTGTCGTACATGGTGTGCATCTCAGTAAGGAATGACTCAAAGTCTGGCTTCTCTGTGTAAGCTACGCTGTTGTTAGCCAGTCTACGTTGCCCTTCATCCATCCACCACTGACCAGACTTAGCCTTAGCCATGCGTGGGTCTGATAGGTTTGACAAACTAATCAATGCTGACCTACGTACACCACCGACAACTACAATGTCTGCAATCTTACATACAACATCGTGGCACTCAATGCTCGTTAGCTTACGTCCTGATGCCTTCTGGAAGATACCTATGCAGAAGTTAAACAAGTCTTCAAGAGGCTCTGCGCCACTAGCACGACCACCAAAGGTCTTGAGTCTAGCACCCGATGGGCGTACCTTACTCACGTCCCACTTAGGTATCTTACCTGCGTACAGCATAGCGATTAACTCACGGAATGCACTAGCCCAACCAATCTTGCTGTCTGCTACTACAATCGTACTGTCAGTCTCATGGAATGACTCAGCGATGACTGGTAGCTTGGTAATGAAGTTACGTTCAACACTGAACCCTACGCCTGTACCACACATCAGTACGTACATAAGTTCATCGAAGCTACGTGGTGAGTCAATGTGCAAGTAGCTACAGTTAAACCCTGCTACATTGTCCTTGTCTAACGCTTCACCCGCTGTCATCATACAACGCATACTAGGCATTACGTCTAGGTTATGGATAGCGTTAAACAACTGTAGTGCTGTCTTATCGTTTATCTGACCACGTTCCTTCCAGAAGTCTACGTATCTGTTGACTGTCTCATCCCAACGCTCACGTCTGCCTTCCTCTGGTAGCCAACGTGCGTAGCGGGACTTGTGTATAAACTGTTGGTACTGATTCATTTCTTAACTTCCTTATTTTTTAGTTTGTCTTTCTCTATATCTTCATCTGAGTGGTCATTGACATTAAGTTTGCCAAAGATAGCATCAAAGTTATCTGCGTACTTCTTGGGGTCAGTGGGTCGTTGTGCCGACCCTTTGCCATACTGCGTCTGTCCTTTCATTACCTAACCTCCTTAGTTACTACACTGGTCAGCCTATCTAAATACCACTGGGCTTTCTCTAAGTCCTCTACGTGTTTACCTTTGCGTTCATATCGCCATAGGTACTTCATGGTGTTGCCCTTGAGATAACCTTTGAATGCCTCTGTTGTCATTGACTCTTCAATAGCCTCGATACATTCTATACTACCATAAGCGTAGTGCTTGGGGTGGTTAACCATGTCTTCTGTCTGTTCATCTGGGTTGTTTACCAGATAGTCTTCATACTTCTTAACTAGGGCAGGGTGTTTGTCTCTCAGCCTATCCCAGTCAGCGGGGCTTGCATCATCAATGCTCATAATCATCCTCCGTAAATAAGTCTCTGTTCCTAATTAATCTATCCTCGAAAGCCTCTAGCAAGTCCTCAACTGAGATGTCTAATGCTTCGACAACTAGTACCACATCATAGTCCCTTGCTACTGCTTCCTTGAGTTCCTCCAATGTATGTGACATTATTCTTTTCCTTCAACATATTTGACAAGTTCCTGTGCGGTATGCAATGTGTAGTGTTTCATGCCTTCCTTCTCACACCACTGACCCATTGTAATCTTACCGCCCTTACGTACCTTCTTGTGTTCATTGGACAGTAAGAATATTAATTCGTAACCATCTTCTAATATTGTATCACGAATTGACTTATATTTCAAGGTATCTCCTACACGAAAGAAACCTTTTACCTCCACCATGACTTTCTTTTCTTCGTGTACAAAGTCTGGCATATAAGTCCTGTATACTGTGTAAGGGACTCCATAGGGTTCGTACTTGAACCCTTTACTCTTGACCTCTTTAGAAAACTCTTTCTCCAGTGCCGACCTGAACTTACCGCTTTTCTTGCTCAATTTCGACCTCCTGTACGTTTGGTTCGTACTCTACATTTATCAAGAATTTCGGACCATATGAATAGGCAAACTTTCTTACCTCTGGGTAGCAGTGCTTTTTGTATTGACAGTACGAGCATTTTATACCCAATTTTATATTCCCAGATTTTCCGTCTGGTACAGAGTCGGTACAGAAGGTTTCTGGCTCTGGCAAGCCTACTAGCTTTTTTACGTGGCGTATGCGCTCTTTAATGTCCCCCTTAATGTACTTATAGATTGGTGCTTGAGTATCCTCTAAGTCGTACTTAAGTACCGCGAGGTGTCCATTGGCTTTGTCCATAGCTAACCAACCGAACTCAGTCTCACCACAGGCATGGGCGTATGCTTTAATCTGGTCAACATAACCAAAGGCATCGTCCATAGCCAGTGTACCATCCTTAAACTTCTTGAACCCAAAGGAACTAGCGGACTTAACATCAATAACAATACCATCAATCTTACAGTCCATGTGTCCCTTGATGCCTTCCACTTCGCATACCTTCTGCTCGTCAGTTACCGAGTGTCCTGCCATGCGTGTAAGGAACAACAGCATCTCTTCAATCAAGTGACCATACATAAACTTAATGTAGGTTGCAGGTTGTATAGCTTCCTTCTCAGTACCATTAACAACATTCCAAAGTACTCTATCGTCACGACCGATGTTTGACAGGCGCAGTGTTCGGTTGTCTCTGATGCGCTTACGTCCGAACTCGGTACGCATTAGAGTCTTCATGTTCTCACCGAACTTCTCAATTTCTGCTTCTACATCTACAGATTTTTCTGCCTCTTTTGTCTCCATCAGTCGGTATATATCATCTACTAATGTATGTATTGTTTTACTCATCTTCTATGTCCTTGAATGCCTTAATGACATCGCTTGAGAATAACTTTTTAAGGTTAACCAAGTGCATCCTGCTTGCGTTATGGTCTCCTCCTGATACGCTTCTAAATGTGTCTAGCTTGTTAACAATCTTCTTTAACACTGGTGTTTTAAATACTAATGTACAGTACTCATCGTCACCTATGCAGAGGTTATGAAACCAGTAGTCTGACTCGGTAGCCTCAATGCCTGATGGCTTACCCCAAGACTCATACTCAATGCAGATGTTACCTGTCTTCTGCCATAAGTCCTTCTCTGATTTAACCTCAATCTTCTTGTCCTGTAGCATCTCAGCTACCTTATCCTCCCTGACTTCTCCGTACTGTAAGTCGAGGTCGAACTTCTTTCTGTCTGCTTTAGTGGGTTTCACTCCAGTTATCTCCTGTCTGATATTCGCCCGCAAGTGGGCAGTTAAGGTTAAAGTGTTGACCTGCCGCTTCCATACAGGAAACAGCAAGCCTACCGAATGTATCTACCTCACTCTCTTTAACCTCTGTCTGTATCTCATCGTGGATGTTACCAACAAACTTGTAGTCTAAGTTCCACAGTGTAGCGTACTCGTCCAACAAACACAGTGCCTTCTTCATAACGATAGCACCTGCTGATTGTAGCAGAGTGTTTAGTGCTGAGTGTTCTGAGCGTACTGAGACCCTTCGCCCGTCCAATCCGAGAACATAACCTCTTCGAGATGCCACACTAACTCTTTCTCGTAAGTCTCTAAGAGATGGCGTGTTTGTAAGGAACTTCTCCTTAAGTCGTCTACCGTCTCTAGCAGTTCCTCCAACGATACTTCCGATTTTTGCATCCCCTGCTCCATAGAGGAACGCATAGATGAAAGTCTTTGCTTGACTTCGTGTGTCAACACCACTAGCAAGTTGGTTTGCTGTATGAATGTCTCCAGTGAGTATTTCATTTGTATAGTCCTTATCCTTCATGTAGTGAGCCAACATACGTAACTCAAGTCCCGATGCATCCATACCTACAATCTTGTAGCCTTTGGGTGATGTCCAACAAGCACGACACTCTGTGCCATAAGGTGCGCTTGAACTGGGGCATTGGGCAAGGTTGGGTGACGAGTGTGTCATACGACCAGTCACTGCTCCGTTAGCGTTTACGTATCCGTGTACACGTCCATCATCTGCAACAGCATCTAACCATGACTGTATCTGTGCAATACGCTTCTGAACCATTAGGTACTCAGCAATCATATTGGCTTCAGGTATACCAGTTACCTTAGATAGTACAGACTCATCGACAATAGCTTGACCCTTCTCTGTAAACTTCTCTGGTTTCCAACCAAAGTACTGCAAGTATCTAGCTATCTGCTGACGTGAACCTAAGTTGAACTCTGGGTAGTCTATGCGCGAGAACGTCTGTACATAATCCCGCCACTGCTCTCCTGCAAATTTAAGACCGACCACAGACGCTTCGCCACTTTTCTTATACTTCGGGGTGACTTGTTTAACATATGTAGGTAGCGGTATGAATTTCTCATGTACCATGTCTTCAAGTTCATATTTCTTCTCCTTTAATTCTGCTAATAATAGGAAGGCGTGTTGTTCATCTAACAACCATCCTGTTTCTGTTTGGCGAGTAATAATATTCTGTACGCTGTGTTCAAGGTCAATGCTTTCGCTTCTAAAATTAGCCAGTACCCCTTGTAACGCGTGGTACACTTTGACATTAACCAACACGTCTTGCTTACAATACTCCACCATGTCTTGCGAATACGTAGTCCAATCACTGTGTTCTCCTTTAGGGAAACCTAATCGCTGTCCCCAGTTATCTAAACTGTGACCACCTTCCCGTGATGGGTCAGTAAGTCTTGACAATACCAATGTATCTGTAATTTTACAACTACTAAAGTCTGTACCTAACAAGCGTTCAAGAACTGGTACGTCATAGCCAATGATGTTGTGACCAATGACCTCAGCATCTTTGATATAAGCATTGAAGTCCTGTAACGTATCACCTGAGAACGTAACTGTCTCTTGGTTCGATAGGTCGCAAGCAACGATTACCCAAACCTTTGTAGGCTTTAGTCCGTTAGCTTCTATATCAAAAACAATCTTCTTCACTAGAACTCCTGATTATCGTCCGATACAGGGCACGATGTTTCAATCATACGACCAGTATCTTTGTCATAGTACAGGTAACAAGCCGCACCCGTTAATCCTGCATATCTATTCTTAAGTACACGCACTGTAGTTGTGTTACGTATCTGTGCATCTTTGTTCTGTTGGTCACGTTCCAAACCAATCACCATGTCCGATAGCTGTGCGATTGCGGCAGAGCCACGTAGTTCAGCCAAGCTAATCTGTCCACCATCTTCGTGTGCTTTACCCGATGGTCTTCGTAGGTGAGACACCAAGAACAATCCAACACCTGTCTCCTGCACTAACTGTCGTAGCTTAGTCATAATACTGTCGATGGCTTTACGTTCGTCACCATTCTCTTGGTCTGACACAACGATACTCAAGTGGTCAAGAATAATCCATTTACAATCAAGACCTTTCGCCATATACCTAATGCGACTTAGTAAGTTGTCTTCGTTGGTAGAACCCCAGTGGTCAAACATATAGATACGTCCTGTACCTAATGTCTTGTCCCAAAATACCTTCTTATCTTCCCTGCTGAAGTCGCGGCTCAGATGTAGAGTCTGGTTTGCCTCGATGCTCATAATCCCTAGAGCAGTCTTTGGTATGTCCTCTTCCAATGCGAGTATGCCGATGTTGTCGTCAGTCGCACCTAGTAAGTAGTGTTCCAACTCTCTGACAATCTGTGACTTACCCATACCAGAACCACTGGTTATTGTTACAAGTTCCTTCTCTCTGAAACCAAAGGTCATATCGTTCAAGCACGACCACGGGTATGGTATGGACTTAACGTCCTCCTGTGCTACGATTGAATCCCAAGTATCTAGTCCTGCAATGATACCGTCTGGTTGATAGGTCTTAGCATTCCACCATTCCTTGATGAATCCCTGTACGTTACGCTCCTTGAGCATATCTCCTGCGTCCTTTGCAGATAGCTGTACGTTCTTCGCCTTGTTCGGTGTAAACAAATCCAACACCGCGCGTGATGCTTCCTGACCTGCTTTGTCACTGTCGAAACAGATGACCACGTTATCAAAGGATTCAAGCCATTCCAAGTTCTGCTTAATGTCCTTCACTGCGCCTGATGCACCTGAGCGTATTGACACTACAGCCCACTTACCATCAAACATCTCTGACACTGCTAGAGCGTCTGCTTCTCCTTCTACAATCGTTATGTATTTACCACCACCTTTGAACGCTTGCTGACCAAACAGCCCCGCATTGTCGAACGTACCGCTTGCATAGAATGCCTTGTTACCTACTATGCGTGACTTGTTCCCTGTCTGCGCGCCTGTGTCCTTGTCAAAGTATGGGTAGTGGTGCTTACTTATCTGACCCTCTGTATCGTACTCAACTGTAACGCCAAACTTTTTGCACGTTGCCTCTGATATACGTCTGTCGGGTATTGATGCTACTACTCCGTTCATCTCTAATGTCCTGTTCGCTTTTGGTTTACTCTCTATAACCTCGCCTGTTGCCCTCTCGTAGTGGTCACAACCGCCTGTAAAGCAGACGGCGTGCCCATCGGAGTACCTCGCGAGATTGTTCTTAGAGCCACACGAAGGGCATGGCTCATGCTTAACAAAATGCGAGTCAGTCATTAGAAGTCACCACCTCCTTCGGTAGCCTCTGCGAGTTCAATCACCTTGATGGCTGATAGATACGTTGACGTGCCGTGTACTGGGTGAGGTTTCCCTTCCGCGTACTTAACCCGCACCTTAGAGCCTCTGGTCAAGCGACCTACGAAGTCTTTGCCATCTGCATCAAACATCGGTACTTCGTACTTGGTGCTAAACTTACGCTGTGCTGTGCCTTCGTACTCTCGTAGCTTGACACCTTTATCAGCAAGTTTATCTGCATCTTCTGGTTCTAATGATAAAACCAGTGAGTACTTACCTGTTGATTGACCCTGATATTCTTCGTGTTCGTCAAGGTTTGCGAACGCTACGTTACCTTCTAATACTGCCATTGTAATTTGCCTTTTATAGTTAATTAAAGATTACTTTAGTATCTTAAGGATACTTTAGGATATATTTTAATATATATAACTAAGTATCCTTTAGATTACATAAATATTATATCATGTATTACTGTTGGTTGCAACTGTTTATATAAATTAATTGTTACTCCTTATTATATCACGTTCTTCTGCTGTTGACCAGTTCTCTTCTATCGCCTCCTCTGATGCCGTATGGCACTCGGAGCATAGGTCAAGAAATTCATCGGTCACCCTGTCTTTTCTTCGTAGCTCTGTTTCAGTCAGTATAACGTCACACGCTTTGCATCTGCTCATTATTCAGCCTCCGTATAGGGTCTGCCATAGGTTATTGATAGGAACGGTAGCAGGATTACTACGCCCTCGAAGGGCATCGTGCTGTGTTCCTCTGTGATGTGATTGTATACCCATACAGCTTTGCTGTCTACAAATTCAAGGTCACACCCTACGCCATTCCTTAATTCAATTGTCAATAGTCTGTCAAATATTTTTGTGTTAATCATTGTCTAGTTCTCTCGCTGTTAAGTCGTCATCGTGGTAGTCATCGTTAGTATCATAAGGCTTGTAGTATCCCTTACCTTCGTCATAATCGCTGTAGTCGTAACTAGGGTCATCATCGACCCTGCAATAGTCTCTACCTGTCATTTTGTAATGCTCCTATCTTCTGTGCGTACTCGTAGCCCGTCCTGTAGCCTTCTTGGTACGATTCGTTGCCGTCTGGGTCACAGTTAAAGCCATTGACCCCATCATATTCACCGCGTTCCATGTCTGTAAACTCTTGGAAATACTGTTGCATATTGTACGTGTTCTCTGCTAAATCTTCAAGCTGTGCTTGCTGTATCGCATCTTTACTCATATTTTTACCTCTCATTACCAGTTATGGACTACGCCCGCAATAATAAATAGGCACGTCACCAAGTTTAATAATACCACAGCAGACCGCATCATTGCAACTATATCTGCCTCTTTGTTACTGTCTCCTAGTTTTTCACCAAGAGACAATGCCCACAGCCGCCAGAGTTTACGTCCAAGAGAAATCAATAGAAACCTCCTCAATGGCTACGTCAGTGTGTCCAATGTTACGCCATACCTCCGCTATATCTTCGGCATCTTCACGCCTTACAAAGTAATCTGCGACCTCTACGCCTCCTACCCAAACTGTATACATCATTTTTTAGACCTCTCTTGTTTGTATGTGGTTTTGTCTGCTACAAACAACGCCAATGGTAAGCATATAAGCCCTACAATAGCAAACGGAATTAATATCGCAATAAATACGTTCACTGTTCGCCCTCCTGTTCTACTAGCCAAAATGATAGCTCGCTGATTTCCTCGCGCAGTCTGTCGAGGCGTTGTTCAAACTTCCACAAATCTTCCGCGGCTTCCTCGTTGCGTGTTTCCTTTTTCAATACTTCCAGTTTGCAGGAGGCAGTCCATAGGCAGTCCTCAATGTCTTTTCCTCGTAGTTCTTCCGCTAATTTTTCGTTGTTCATCGCTTCGCCTCCGTCAATTCGTCAGTATCAATCCGCACCAAGTAGGTGTTCGTGCCATTCATCGCTTGCAAAATCATATCTTCACCGAACAAAACGTCATAACCTCCGACCTCATTTTTCTCTACAGTCGCGCCTTGTTGTTTGAGTTCCTTAAGCACTCGCTGAAAGTCCCGCTTGCCGAATATCTTGGTGCGCGTGTTGCTATCTTTGTCAAATTTTCTCATGCTCAATGCCTCCGTGGGCTTGTTTAATTTCAATTTAGAAGGGTACTCTACAGAATACCCAACCAGATTGCAACTAATTATTTTACAGCGTACCAACTGCTAGACATTGCCTCCTTGTTACCGTTGCGCTCAATATGCATTGACCAGTCCTTGGTATAAACTCGCGCCTCTTTACCCGCCAGTTGTAGCACGGCATTAAGTCTGCTCTGCGTGGTACGTGTTTCCCAACCCGCGTTCGATACTAAAATTATCCCGTCATAGTGTTTTGCAATGGCGTTGCCGTGTAGATACAACGTACCTCCTGCGCTCTCTGTGTTGTCTTTGCGCGCATCTTCTCCGCGAATGAATGCTCCAACTATGTCCTTCTCTATCTGTCTCATGCTATCTCCTCCAAGTCTTTTTGTGCTTCTAGTTCGACAACCTCAAGGGCGCATTCTAACGCCTCCTGCTCTGTCTCTATATTGTAACAGGTGAAGCAGTGATAATCTACCCATTGCCCGCCTATTGCCGTTTGTAGATTGAAGGTCGCGCCCTCGTTCCACTCAATGCGGATTTCCTCTCCCGTTGTCGGGTCTATCGTTTGCCAGTATTTCATTATGCCACCTCCTTCTGTAGTTTTTGTTTCTGTAGAGCTTCGAGTTCGTGTTTCATATCTAGATATTTGTTCAGCAGTCTAGACGATTCCTCGTTTAGTTTGCCTCTGTATTTAGGCAGTAGAGCCATTTGCGCCTTGTATACGCCCATCGCTTCGTTTTCGTCACGTTCTGCAATGGCGTTGAACTCTTCTCTGCTCTGCTCGCAGTATGTCTTTACCGCCCACATACGCCACCTGATAGCTTCCATATCCATCTTGTATTGCTCCTGCTTCAACTGGTTGTATAAGTCTCGTTTAGTCATAGTCTTTGCCCTGTTTTGGTGCGTTTTAGTTAATGCGCTGTTCTTTGCGCTGATGGGTTCAGTATATAGAAGTTTGCTATGTTGTACAATGATTTATATGCATGACCTCAATTAATTATATGCATACAAGTAATGACCTTGTCCCCTCCTTTATTACACGTACGCACGCGCGAGTATCACACGGTGGATTGGTTGTCAAGTGTTTTTCTCAGGTATGGTCTATAGGTATCCTCAAGCACACTCACACCTGTACTGTCAAGTTTCCTTGTGACTATCTCAGGTGTCCCAGTCACCCACAGTCCTTGAGTAT